TTCTAAGAACTTGTGTAACGCACGGATTTGCAGTTTACCAAGGTGTGCATAACCTTCTTTAAGTTGTTCAATCATGTCTTGTTCGTGTTCAGAAAGTTTTTTGAATGCTGCCGGAGTGGGCAAATTCATTAATTCTGAAATTTCACTAAGCTGATTTTTATACGGAGTTGCAATCATGTCAACTGTTTGCGGAGGACAGCCTTCATTGCGTAATGTATTCATAATAGAAAACTTGTCTGGGTCTTTATATCCACCATTGACAAACTCGTCCATGACTTCATCACACATGCCGCCAATCAACATTGTTTTGTCACGCATGTTTTCTTGAATGGTTCTGCGCACTACTTCTGGCTTGTCGTTGTCAACTACCAGTTCAACATCTGGTTCAGTTTTGGCAATGGCCTCAGCAATTTGTCGGCGGATAAAGTCGCTAGTAGGTTGTACGTCACCGCTTGTACCTGCTAATGTTTGCCAGTATGCATTGTGTTCAGGATGCAAATCTGGCATACCGTTGCGCAAGCAACGTGCATAAATGCCAGCATAGATCATTCCCGAATGTCCGTGCTTTTTAACCAGTGCAATATCGCTTTTGCTGTATTCAACATCTTTCATCCAAGCAAGGAGATCTGGCATTAGTTCAACTGACTTTTTGTCTTCGTAATAAAAGTCGATAACCTTGCGCTTATACTTGTGATATGCTTCGCCGCTCATCTTTAATGCATCAGTCCAACTTGGATCTGCTGTTTTACCGCGCTGACGTCTTGCTGCTGGTGCTTTTTTACGGGCTATTTTTTTACCACGAAGTGCTGTTAGTGCCATTTGATGCTCCTAAATTTCTAACTTATATACCATTATAGCATATCTACAGTGTACGTCAACCGGAGATTTCTTGCTCAAACACAATAAAAAGGTTGACCTTTTGATTATATATGCTATACTGTATGTACAGTTAGAAAACAGGAGTAGCAAATGTACAAGTTGGATCAAGGTTTGGTAGATTTGATTAACGCTCAACGTGCTGAGGCTGAAGAATTCAGCAAGCAGGAAGGTTGCTTTATGGGCATGATGCCTGAGGCTACTGAACTAGCATATTGGGCAGAGCGTGTGCCTAGTGGCACTCTCAAGGAGTACAAGCGTATTGAGCGTGAAGAGACTTGCTACTACATGCTGTGCGATGCATACAGCAAGAGCTATGCTCGCAACCTTCGTTTAAGTGTGTTCACTGACGAAGAACTTGAGGCGGAGATTGAAGCCGCTGGTAACATGATAGCAATGCAACAGGAGGCACAATGCTCATGATGGTAACAATAGTAACATGTTGGTTGTTTTTTGTTGGATCTGTTGGACTGTTTGTGTTTGGATATGATCCCACTCAGAGCTTTTTAGGAGCAGGCACAATAGTTGGAGTTTTTGGATTTGTATTGTGTCTTTTTGAACTTATGAGGACTTTGCTCAATGGTAGATAGTAAAACAATTGAACTGTATGAAAAGCGTATCGAACGTTGTTTTGGTGTTGCGGAACAATGTGTTGAGGGAACTTGGGCTCATGATTTTTGGACACGCACTGCAATGACCTTATTGCGTAAATTAAACAACATGCTCGGAGAGGATAGAATCCATGGAACATGAAACCATGTTAGGACTCAGTTTTGAGCCATTTCTTGATGGAGTACAATTGGTACTAGACTTTGACAAGTACGAGTTGAGTATTGTGCAACACAGCGGCAGCTATGGCGGCACAAAAGGCCTGTACGAAATTGCTGTGTTTCAAGACAAAATGCAAGTTGAGCTTCCGGGTATTACCAGGAAAGGCGACACTGTTAACGGTTACCTAACACTCAGTGAAGTGGCTGCTATTGTTAAAAAGATGCACACAATCACCAAAGTAGAACCCAAGAAGGTATCAGCATAAGCGATAAATACATACAGAGGAATACTGTATGCCACGCTTGAGTTTATATCGCCCAAATCGTCAAAACGACTACAAATTTATTGACCGCACTGTTATGGAAATGTATCAGGTTGGCGGTGTTGATATGTTTGTTCACAAATATCTTGGACCGCAACCACACGGTGACGACAGTTCAAGTGTAAGTGGCGGTACTCAAGACGCAACACAACCTGCTTACAGCACAGAATCTCCACTGTTTATTGAAGATTTGTTTTTGCTGGAAAACAGAGATCGCAAATATGATGACGATGTTTATCAAATGCGTGGTGTGTACAACTCACAGGACATTGATTTTGATCTAAGTCAATTTGGATTGTTCCTAAACAACGACACACTGTTTATCACATTCCACTACAATTTTATGATTGACACACTTGGTCGCAAACTGATGAACGGAGACGTACTTGAGTTACCAAACCTCAAAGATTTTCATCCTCTCGACAGCGGCATTGCAAAAGCAATACCCAAGTATTATGTAATTCAAGATGCTGCATTTGCCAGCGAAGGGTTTAGCCAAACTTGGCTGCCTCACTTGTGGCGTGTAAAAGCAACACCACTTGTAGGCGCACAAGAATACCACGATATTCTCAAAAAGCCTTTTGAACAAGACAATATCTGGGACAACGGTAACTATTACCCAAGTGGTAGCATTGTGTTATACAACAACAGCTATTATAAATCTATCACTGATGTTGACCCGGGTGTTGAAATTACAGATACTACCAAGTGGCAAGAGTTTGCTCCTAAAAGCGAGCTTGAAACATTTGGCACTGTGGCCAAGGATCGTGAAATCAACGATGCTATTCTCACACAAGCAGAATACGAAGTTCCACTTAGTGGCTACGACACTGTTAAGTTTTACATTGTACCAACAAATGAAGATGGTACGCCTGCTGATCCAAACAGTTACACAGTGGATAACACTGGCATCACAGTTGACAGCACAAATGTTGATGTTGACGGCCAGCCACAAACACCAAGAGCAAACGGTTACACACTTGGTTACCTGACAGGTGACGGTATTGCTCCAAATGGCTTGCCAGTTACACCAGGTATATCGTTTCCACCAGGTGCACAAGAGGGAGATTTTGCATTGAGACTTGATTACTTCCCTAATAGACTTTTCCGCTTCAACGGCGCACGTTGGGTTAAGTACGAAGACAATGTAAGAACCAACTTGACACCAGGGTCGCAGAATCAAACACTGCGTAGCGGTTTTGTTAACAACACAAACGAAACAGCAACCGAAGATCGTGGAGACATTCCACAGCGTCAAGCACTTAGTAAACTGCTCAAACCTGAGGCTGACAATTAATGGCACTACAACAGTTCTTTTATGATGAACAAATACGCAGATTCTTGCTGCAAGTTACTAGAGTTTTTTCAAACTTTCAGGTAGAGTATGGACGCGACGAAGATACAAATGCAAAAACACTGTATAGAGTTCCTGTTCGCTACGGTGACGCAAGTCGCCAGGCGGCTACCATTATGCAACAGAACAGTGCCAACAGTCTGCCTAGCACACCGCTGATTACGTTTCACGTTACCAACTTAAACTATGCTCGTGATAGAATACAAGAACCATACTTTGTTGAAAAACAAAATGTGCGACAGCGTTATTGGGATACTGACAGCGAAAGTTACGAAACTACACAGGGTACTGCGTTCACAATTGAAAAACTTATGCCTGTACCATATGATCTTGAAATCAATGTGGACATATGGACATCAAATACCAATCAAAAATTGCAAATACTGGAGCAGATATTAACACTGTTCAATCCAGGTTTAGAAATTCAAAGCACAGACAATTTTATTGACTGGACCAGTCTCAGTGTAATGTATCTTGAACAGGTTACTTGGAGTTCACGAAGTATACCACAAGGCACTGATGATCCTATTGACATTGCTACACTGCGTTTTGTAATGCCAATTTGGATATCGCCGCCTGCCAAAGTTAAGAAACTTGGTGTTGTTCAAAAGATTATTGCCAGTGTGTTTGATGCCAGCGGCGACTACACTGACGCAATTTACGACAATGATTTGCTAATGGGAACAAGACAAAAGTTTACTCCATTTAACTATCAGACACTGTTGCTAGGCAATCAGTTACAAGTGCTAGAACCAAGTGCTGTTGTACTCAATGACCAAGGTGTTGAAGTACCAACTGCTCCTCCAAGCAACCTGATGTGGCACACTGTTATCAATTTGTATGGTAGTATGAGAAATGGTATCAGTCAAGTTCGTCTTGACAATCCATATGACGATAGTATTATTGTTGGCACTGTAGCATATCATCCAACAGACGATAGATTTTTGCTGTTTACTGTGGACACTGATACTATTCCACAAAATACACTGAATGCTGTTAATGCTATTGTCGATCCACAACGCAAAGGCCCGGGTACAACAGCTGGATTGCCTGCTGCATCTGCAGGACAACGCTATTTGTTTATTACCAATTCAACAGGCAGTGCAACAGGAAACGCAGAAGCATGGCGAGGCACAGATGGTTCTCCATTGGTAGCCAATGCCAATGACATTGTTGAATATGATGGTACACGCTGGAATGTGGTATTTGATAGTTCAAACATTAGCAGTGTACAGTATGTAACCAATTTAACAACCAGTGTACAGTATCGATGGGCAGGTGGAGAGTGGCTTAAAAGCTATGAAGGTTTGTATCCAGAAGGCGAGTGGAGTTTAGTACTTTGATCGATGCTGTTGGCATTTGGTTTTACAGTATAAAAACCAACAGATATCTTTATCTACTACGCAATGATCCTAAAAATCCTGGATGTTGGGGATTACCAGGAGGTAAAGTTGATCCTGGGGAAAATTTACAAGAAGCCATACAGCGAGAATGCCAAGAAGAAATAGGTATGTGGCCAGAAATAGTTAAACTTGTGCCTATTGAAAAATTTACCAGTGCTGACAACCATTTTAGTTACAATACATTTTTTTGTTTGGTTGGCACTGAGTTTACGCCAGTGTTAAACAACGAACATCATGGGTATGCCTGGGTTGAATCAGGTGTATGGCCTAAACCGTTGCATCCTGGATTGTGGACCACTATCAATTTTGAAGAAGTGTTAGGCAAGATTGATACAGTTAAACAGTTTCAAATATCACAAAGCGAAACAAATTTGCCGTAAGTCCAGCGAGTAAAGTTAACATTGTTTCTCCAGTCACTGGGTGCTTCAGCACCATCACTTACATAAACAAACTGCACCCCAGGGTAGGTAGTAATTACACGATTAACATGATCAATTGCAGTTTGATCAGGAGTGCCTTCACTGTTAGAACCGTCAACACCCAGCAAGAATACTTCCTTGTGCCCGTCGAAACAGGCAAGCCAGGTGGCAACAGCAACGCTGCGTCCTCTTTGTCCGTATGGAACTAGATAAAATTCACCTGGATTGTTAATACAGTTCCGTGCATGACTGTACACACTAACGCGATCGCTGTATTTTGCTTGTTGTATTTCTTTTAGTTTTTCTGCATCAAATTCAACATAGAAATCACACTGTAACTCTGTCCAACAACCTTCAGTTCCATAACTTTGCAGGCGTTTGCGGGCCAAGTGGCCTCCGGCATGTCGTTCAATATGGTTTTTTAAGTTAAATTTACCATGTAATTTTGTGTGATATCTGCTTGGGCCATGACCAATAACAACAGCACGACCTGAAATATGTTGGTTTTCAATGGGATTATCAATCCATTCACGCTCTTGATGCTTTTTGCCATCTTTGATTGTGTTGCTGATAATCACAAACTCACCATCGTAGTCTGTGCGATATCTCTCTGACATTAGAGCCTTCCGACTAATACTTCAATTACGCCTGGATCTTCGTCTGTTTTATTTTCAATTGCTTTACCAACAATACTGCCAGCTGGAGGATTGGTAGCGTTTGTCCACGCACAGGCATGTCCTGGTCTGCTACTACTTACCAATAGATCACCTTTGTTGATTATTCCTGTAACCATGCAAGGTACACGTCCAATTAGTGCAACATCAACAATACATTCTCCTTCAAGATAGGTATTCATGAGATATGCAGGATCTGTAGATACAATACCTGCGATTGCACGACTAGTAGGGCCAGGTGATCGTGTTACTTCTGCTTCGCCGCCAAGTACAACCACTGTGCCCGGAGGATATTGAACATCACTGGTATATTTTTCTGCCAAGTCAGCATATCTTGCAGCATTTGCTGTTGTGTATAGAATATTGTTTGTATTATCAAAATAAAATGAACTATCTTCGTAAATTGGTTTATAACCAGCAGTTGAGTTAGCCGAAAATAGAATTGGACAGTTGGTGTCTCCAGTATCATCATTGTTTACATATACATTAGTAGCGTTAGTTGCTGTACCACTAAGTGTAGCAGTAATTGTACCAGCGGTGAAGTTACCCGAACCATCTCTAGCAACAATGGTGCTGCCAGTGTTGGAACTTGTAGCGTTTGATGTTACTGTAAATGTTCCGCCTTCGCTACTTGAACTACCACTAAGACCAACACCACTTACTGCACCTGTTGCAACATAGTTTCCTGTGGTATCTGTGCCAAGTGCTACACTGTTTGCTGCAATTGTTGTAGCAAACGATACGTCACCCAAATTGGTCATAGTACCCGAACCAGTAACATCACCAGTTAGTGTAATAGTTGGATCACTTGTTGCAGTGGTTGTGATACTCACGTTGCCCAAGTTGGTCATTGTAGCACTTCCTGTTACTGCACCAGTTAATGTAATCGTTGGATCAGCAGTTAGTGTTGTTGAAATACTTGCTGTGTCCCCGGCACTTGTAAATGTAGCACTGCCAGTTACCGGTCCTGTAAGCTCAACGGTTACTGCACTGCTAAGTGCTGTTGCTGTGTCTGCATTACCAGTAAGATCACCGACAAA